GTGTTATTGTATATTGTCTCTTCTGTACACGAAGAGATTAACAAAAACGTTATTACTGTGATGAATACAGATTTAAAGTTCTTATGCCGTCCTGTGATTGTTTCACTGGACGCCTGCTTCTGTGGTTTCAATTAGATTTACCTCCTGTCCCTCTTTCAACACGTTGCTTTCCTGTATTTTGCGCATTAACCACTCTAGTGGATCGTCGTCTGCAATCAATTCTGGGTTGAAGTATACGTTGATTACTCCGCTACCTGTCAGTTGTGCATCCTGAACTCCAAGCAGGGACTCAAGATCCTCTTCACCAGCAAACCCAACACCTAGAGTGCCTTGTAATCCTAAAGTAGTTGCAGATAGAATGTCGAATATAGGTTCCATATCCTTAAGAGTTTGATCTACACCAGAGAGTATAGAAGGAATTCCGGCACTGACACTTTCCCAATCAACCACGCCACCAGAAGTGCTAGCCTCAATCAACCCAGAGAGCTTACCAAACATTTGCTCTATTGGTCCTTGAATCGCGGCGGATTGGATGAAAGCATCTACGATACCAGCAAGAGTGGCGTCATATATTGCCTGCTTGAACCTGTCCTCGAATGAACCGAAATCTTGAGCAGTCAAGGCGTCGATCATTGCCGTCTGTATGCCGCCAGTAGCTGAACCTGCCATCTTCTCAAACCTGTCAGCAAAGCTCTGCAATTGTTCCTCTGTAGGCAGTATAGGGACTGTGAAATCCACTCCAGCTATAGTTCCAGATATTTCTTGCAGGGGCCAAAACTCTTCTAAGGCATCTATAAACGCAATCTCAAAGCTTTTCTCAGTGATGTAGGTTAGTTTTTCAGACCAGATGCTTAATAACTGGTTTGGATCAGTACCTTCAACAGCCATCATTATACCTTTTTCTAATGCCCTGTTTTCAAGGTTTTCGATAACCTTTCCTTGAAGTATTGAAGGCAGTGCGTTAATACTATTTACCAGTTGCTCCTCTATCGCACCTTGAATTTCCGCCATAGGTTGCTGCAATTGAGGGCTGGCCCACTGGTACAAAGGAGTGTGTTCACCTCCAGCAATAGTGATTAAATCTACTAAATCTGCAGGTCTTCCAGTTGTTAGCATTGGCTTTGATTCTTTGCCTACACCAAGCAAATCATTTATTGCGTCTCCAGCACCAAAAGCGTCTGCAATAAGTGCTGCTGCACCAATACCCATTCCAATCGGGTTACCGGACATAAGACCCACAGTTCCAACTGTGCCTAGTATGCTACTTCCAGTATCGCCCTCAAACATTGAATTAACAGTGTATGCTGCTGCCATGAACGGTGCAGCTTTAACTAGTAGAGCACCAGCGTATGTTCCAAACCCCATTGCAGCATCTTTGATGACTTCACTTCCAAGCGCAGCACCAGCGACACTAAAGCCTAGAGCACTTCCTATGCCTTGTAGTAAACCTGAACCTACACCTCGAATGATGCCTTGCAACCCGATAAACTCCATGGCTATTTTGGCAACAGTGTCTGCTGCAACTCTTATCATTGAGTTGCCTAACGCTTTCCAGATGTCATTGATGTTCTCGAACTGGTGAACTAAACTGTCATACAAAACATCGCTAAAGGTTTGCTCCACTGTAGTTGCTGCGTACTCGCCTTGCTCGATGAAATAGTTAGACCACCTTTGTACATCTGCCTCTTGCCTGGTTACATCAACTACAGCCATAGGTCGCATCAAGTATTCAAATGGTTGAGCACCCATTGCGACATCTTCAGGATGAGCTACTACCATATCACTTATGTCATCCATCGCTTTCTTGACACCTTCAAGGTTTGTTTTGTTCTTCTCTATTTGTGTGTTGTATTCTTCATAGAGTTTAGTTAAATCCTTAATTGCGTCCTCAAAAGGCCCGACATCTTTAACTGTCCCTTTAATACCTTTACCAACCTTTTTAAACAGTTTCTCGTAATCACTGAAGAACTTGTCCATGTATGGATCTTTGCGCAAACCCTTCCACCAGTCCGAGAAACTTTTCTTTACCTTGTTGAAATACTGAGCTATCTTGCCTGCCTCTTTTTCGCCCGGTGCGTCCTCTTTCATACGTTCGAATGCATATTTAAGCGGATTGTCTAACATTTCACGCGCCTGGGCAGCAGTCTTGTATGCAATCTGCAAGGCCTTAAAGAAGTAAATTATGCTAGTTGTAGCATTTTTAATGTCAGGAGTTAACAACTTAACGGCTTTAGTAAGCGAAACAACCGTTTCAGTGAAAAGGTCAAGAGCGCCAGATTTGCCTATAGCTACACGCAACTCATCTACTGCAGTCCTGAACCTGTTGATTTCTGCCTGTGCCGTATGTGCAGCTTTCATTGCTCTCTCTTCGCTCATTTGAACAAAGTAAACACCCATAGCACGAGCAAACCTGGTGGCGCTGATCTCACCTTTACGCATTGCATCGTCCAGTTCTCCAACAGACATTTTAAGAGACTTGGCTATTTTCACTACGGCACCGGGTAAGTGCTGACCCATCTGCTTACGTGCTTCCTCTGCCTGTACCCTGTTTTTACCTAAAACTTGTGCTGTAGCAAGGAACACAGAGTTTGCCTGAGAAGCCGTAAGCTGTGCTGCTGCGATCTCGTAACTTAGACCTTTAAACAAGTCACGAGTCTCCTTAACACTTAAACCTATTTCACGAGCACCGGCACTAACACGAGCGTAGTTAGTAATCTGATCACGCAACACCAGACCTAGCTTCTCGCTTTCCTGTCGCAAGAAATTCAGATCATTAGCTGCCTGCTTTGCACTACCTGAAGCATTCTCTAGTGCTTTCTCCATCCGCTCAAAGTATATTGCGGTCTCGAACACCTTTGTAACCTGAGATGCAGCTTCGTGCAAACCTACATAGGCAGCGGTGAACGCAACAACCCGTTTTGTAACCTGTAATAAATACTGGTCAAAACGCTTCATGTTCGCATTGCTTCGTCTAGCAAAACCCTCAATGTTCCTCTCAGTACGCCTTAACTTGCTGTCTACGTTGAGAGCGTCTGCTCTGATCCTTATTACTATGTCGCCTGCGTTGTGTGTCATGGTTTATTTCTTTACCGGTTTAGTGCTTTGTTCTTTGCTGACATTGCTTGCTCCAGCATTTTCTGCTTTAAGCTTCTCCCTTTCCTGTTTTGCTTTAGCGTGCATTGCTTTCTTTGCTTTTTTCCTTCGCTCCTCTTCCCTGTAAGCCTTGTTGTGCATTCTTGCAATCATTTTGAACGCTTCAACTTGGTCCGTCGGCTTTTGAGCTTTTTTACGTTTCGGTATGAAGTCCTCCGCTTTCTTTGGTCGACTGCCTTTTTTGCTGTAGATGTTGTAAAGCGCTGCAGTTGTAGACGCGCCAACATAGTGATCAATTTCATGACCGTACGGATGTAGATTGTCATAAGCCATATAATAATCAATTTCACTTTTAGGTCTTTCCAAGACTTCATAAAACCACTTCCCCAAGACGATAGAAAGTTTTAAGCAGAATGCTTTCCTGGGGTTTTCCCTCAGTCCTGTTCTGCTGCTCCCACTGCGTCGAGGTTGTAACCGTTCAGCTCGAAGCAGGTCTCTGTTATACGTTTAAGTACTGCAGTTGGCCACTGTGCGATTTGCGCAAGATCGTCTTCAGTGAACATCCTATGCATGGTTTCACTGTTCACGATACTTTTTTGCGCAAGGACGACTTTGAAGTCATAACCAGCTAACTTATCCTTAAGAGATTTCGGTTTGGTGATGGCTTTCTGTACGACAGTGAATTCTTTGTCAGGGAGTTCCTTTACCATTACGAAAAGTTTCTCGCCGCCTTCATTGCTTTCATCGTTGTTTTCTTCGCCTTCAATCAATTCCGACACATCCACAATGTCTGTCCTTGCCGCTCTTGCTGCTAAGAGTTTTTCTCTGTCTATAAAATTCATGTTTGGTGTTTTCCTCCTTAGATGGTTAGTTATGGTGTTTATGTGTCCGCATCCACTCCTTTTTATAATAACAGTAGTGCTGGATTTTGGACCTCGCTTCAAAAAATGTTGAGTTTTTTATTTGTTTATTTCCGTGGTTGGGCAATGCGCAACCTCTGTAATTCGGGCTTGAATAAGACATTCCTGGAACATATTTGAACATTTTGCAGTGTTTACTGCGTGGGTATTTAGGTGCTTTCGTGTGGCCCGGTTCGCTTGGGCAGAGCACCATGTTGTAATCAAATAACGCAAAATATGACTCACTTTCGCTGAAATCTAATATGTCTTGAACTATTGCGTTGGGTTCGAAGCATTCATCTTCATCGGGAGTGAGGAGGATGTCTGGACCATTGGTGTCAGAAGAGTTGTTAAAGTAATAACCTAAAGTCTCTTGAAGTAGCTCATCCCGCCAGGTGTGTCTGTCCCATTTTGAGACACCCTTAAAAACACGTATCCTTTTTTCCCGTGTAAACATTTCCTGGGTATCTGTGAACAACAACTCAGAACCATTCAAGGTATCTAAACGCAAAATTAAAACATCAATATAGAAGGACATACGCCCAATCATTGACACTGCCATGGGGAATCTGTTTATTGCCATCATCCCTGCAATGTTTAAATGTTTTAATCTCGGATCTTTGGGTAAGAATGTTGACATGTTTTAGATAATCCCGTGTTTTTTGTATTTTTTAATGTTGTATTCACACTCTTCAGGGTGGATGTTTAATGTCGGTTTGTTGTGTTTGTGTGGTTTTTCAGTGTTGTGAAAGTCATAAGTCTCTAATTTCTCAGATCCTTCCAGCAACATGTCCCTAAATTCTTTATCAGATGTGTCCGGCTTCAAAGTTACCATAGGAAAATCTGGCTCAAAGTCAAAGTCATAACCCTCTCCGTGTTCACCTACACTCTCTGAGTACTCCGCCCAGATGCAGATTAACTCCGATTCATCGTCTCTCTTTTCAGAATGGTCCACTCCTCCTTGCCAACTTTCATGATTAAACGGGTTTCTAAACCCTTCCATCTTAATTTTAGCTGTTGCAGCGAGTTTTCCTCTGAGAATATGTTCCACCGTACGTTGCACAGTCTCACGTGTAACCATCTCATCAACCTGCACTTCCGTGTCGAAATACAGCATCCGCAGAAAGAGCAAAATATCGCCAGTATTCCCTAACTGACGGGCAGTTTCAAAAATATCCCTCAAAAGGTCTCTGTAAGTGTACTGCTGTATTGCCATTTTCCTTTCCTCCCTATCTCCTATCATCCATGGTTCCGTCTACAATCCCAGCACCCAATCCCATATATATTCCAAAGTCACGCCAGGTCTTAATCTCTCCTCTCCGTTTATACAAACCTTTTGCATGGCAGATCACCGGGGCATCCCTCAACTGAAGCCTCCCGTTTATCACAACCTTCGGTGTCTTATTGTTTATAAAGTAGTTGTATTTGATGCTCGGTTTGTTACCGCCGCACTTAATCAATCTTACAACAATATCAGAGTTTTTGCAAGAGAGAGTGTAATCTCCTGTTCTCATCCAGGAAAGGCCCCTGCAGGTATTTAACAAAAGGTTGGTGTTTCCCTGATCACTAAGGATTGGGTTGCTGGTTGTGTAAGTGAGTAATTCCTCAATAAAATCAATGTATTTGTTGCCCTGGTAGAATTGAACGCCACAGTTAATCAACTCAAATCTGTATTTATTTGGGTCATCTTCAACATTGACGGGTCCGGGGAATATGTTCTTTAAAGTCAGGCACACATCCCAGGAATCATTAAAGATGTCGTGTGTATCGAAACAGTTGGTGAAAAAAGCGTCAGCATCCAAATAAATCAACCTTTCACACCCCTGTAGCATTTTAACCATTATGGCTTTTTGCAGAGAGGAACGAGTTATTGCAGCTCTCTCTTTTGTATTTCCAGGTTTGGCGAGTTCGGTATCAGGCAAATCTGCAAACATATTAGGTTCAGGGTCAAGGATATCAGCAAAATTGGACAGTCTCTGTACCTGATCATTGGTGAGGCCGAGATCCATAATGTAATAATCGGTGAATACATTGTTTAGGTAACCCATTCGCCTAACAGTTTGCGCCTGATACCGAACGAACGGATAGGCAAGGCTATCGGCTAAAGTGCAGATAGCAATCCGTTGTGGAGACGGTTGTTTTGGTTTGTCCGGATTTTTTATTATTTGGTATTGTTGTTTTTTCATTTTTTAACTTTTTAATCAGTTAGCGTCTCTTAGAAGTACCTCAAACCTTACTCTCCACCAACTCGATCAACTCTCTGGCAATCTTTGCAGGGTGAAATTGTTTGGTCGCATGATTAAAGCAATCTGCAGGATCTAAGCCGTACGTTGCACTCTCTGCGCACGCAATCACGTCTAAATAATCCTCGTCCGTGGCGTCAACAGGCAGCACATACCCAGTCTCATCATCACGCACATATTCAGGCATACAACCATTAGCGTTTGTAATCATTGGAGTACCTGAAAACGCACACTCTATTGCAAACGTGCTTCCCATTTCAGGGCAATCTATAGGGTAGAGTGCAGCAAACGCTGAACATATCTCTACCGCTTTCTGTTCTCCATAAACTGCGCCCGTGTACGTGACTGGAGCATTATATTCTGAAATTAAATAAAGAAGCCTCTCATGCGCTTTACGTCCTTCATCTCCCCACGGTCCTACAACATTTAAAGGCTTCCCTGAAAGAGCTGATAGCCTTATTGCGCGTTCGAGACCCTTCTCCTTGAAGGCTCTGGTTAAGTTAGACATGAATATCATGTAGTTGTTCTTCTTTTCCTTGTACCTGGTTTCATCCAGTAAAGTCGTTTGGTGTATCACAGGCCAGTTTTGACCATAGTGACGGTTGCCATGATTGCTGTTAGTGAAATAGTGCACACCCTCACGTATGAAACCTTTGTATTTGTACCCTACGACCCTACTAAACATCGGCACTGGAAAGTCAGCAATATCTGGAGGCACCAAGGAAGGATGTTCGCAAATAATCGCTGTAGGGTTTAAGGACAGCGCGTACCTGTATGCCTCACTTCTGTATATAGAGCGATCTGGCGGAGAGAAGACTTCATGCACGTTTGCTACATTTTCTGTAGTGCGGCTACCTGTACGCCCTATAATGTGGAATTCATGAGTTGTGTTGTAGCCTGTTTCGTTTGCATGTTTTATTACGCTTTCCCAGAAACGGGATGCTCCACCGTAGTTTGCAAGCTTGCCTTCGTTTGCATAAGGGAAGGGTGATTTGTGTCCACAGATTACTGCTATTTTAGTTACAGGTTTACTCATCACTTTCATCCTTTGCATTTTATTTTTATGCGATTTAGTATAGTCCGCTCTCTTTCATCTTCTGTGTTCGTAATCTGCAAATCTCTGTCCAGGTGTATGTTATGGACCTCTGCACCCGTTCTTCTCTCAAACAGGCCGATAGATAGGCGAATGTTCGTAATTAATCGGTCCATTGGAGTCTTGTTGGTTTTAGGTTTTTCGTTCATGTTTCACCTGCCTCTCTTTACCTATATTGTGTAGGACTCATAACCAGCTCGTACTCAACAGTTCCACAAATCTCACACACGCGTTTCTGGAAATGTAGTTCTCTCCTCATTGTTCTCCTCCTTAACTTCTTTAACCCTTCGCGCTAAAAAACTCATAAGGGTACTCAATCATCGCGTAATTCTTGTTCAGCTTATACACTTTCTCTGCTATACACTTCTTCAATTCCACAGTTTCTTTACTTAACTTATAATACAGTGTAGCTTTCAACCTTAGCTCAAGAGGTATATGCCCCCGTATTAACTCGTGCTTCCAGTCAGCTCTAGCCTTTGCCCAGGAGTACATGTGGTGAGAAGGCTTCAAACCTACTCGCGGCAAACCAACAAAGCCAGCATGTTTGTGTTTCCGTATTGTTTTATTTGCCGCAATTGCTTTATGTTGCTCGTGAAAATCAATGTCTCCATCCAAGTGGTGCGTTATGAGATATCTTGCTTTAGAGTTCCTTACGACGTCTGCAACAACCTCCGTGTCTATTTCAGCGAGTGTTCTGGTGTCCCTGTTCTTGAATAACGGAAGCATAAGGTTAAAGTAATGTGTTGCGCCAAGCAATTGGCAGGACCTCTCAAATGCTCTATTCCAGAACGTCCCTTTGTCAGTTACGCAACACACGGTTATTTTATGTCCGTTTTCTGTCCCCTGTTTAATAAATCCGCCACAAGAAAGTAGTTCGTCATCTGGGTGCGCTGTAATGATTAAGTACTCAGACATGGAAACCTCCCGCACACAACTCTTAAGGTTTTGGAAATGCATCTCTATCTTCATTGAAGGCTATATTTCCTATTTTAAACCTATCCGGTTTTTCCGTCGGTTTGCCGATAACGCCGTTATACTTTGGAACCCACAGTTTAGAGAGTTCCTTCATTATTAATGGGATGGGCTTTTTCACATTGAACCAGGAGCACAGAAATTTCACAGTCTTCTCAAACTCGTAAGAGAGTTCATCGTAATGGATTACTATTTTCTTAGTCTCATCTTTAACCATTGCGAAGTTGCTGTACCAGTGCTTCTTTGTCGGGAAATACCCATCGTCGCCTTTAGTATTCCAGCCTATAAGCGTATCTTGTTGACTGCGATCAAGGAATATGAATTTCGCGTCAGGGAAGATTTTAAGCCAGACTGGAAAGGTTATACAAGTGCGAGGGTCCTTGAGCGCCCACTGCATTCCGTGTTTAAGTCCGTCGTTCAACATGCTGTGTATTATTGCTTTTCTAGCCGTGTCGTGAAAATCCTTGTCCAGGAAATAAGTAAGGATTTGTTTGAAGCGGTCCTCAAGTTCAAAATGGTCATAGGGGTAAGCCTTTGCGCCCAACATTTCACGGTTAAGCTCTTGGAATGGAGTGTACTCGAAGTATTGCTTGCGGGAGTTTGAGGCAAGGTTTGAAGGTTTGCCTAAAAACACACCAAGTTCATGCAATATCTGAGTGAACGCACTGCTGCCTTCATGTCCACAGGTTACTATTATTGTTGGGTCGCACAGTTCAGTCATAGAGTGTCTACCTCCTCAACTCCTTCAACCTTTTCATCTCCGTTTCAAATATATGAAGCTTCTCTTCCTTATCGCCTCTGTTGCCGTGCCAGACAACGCTGTGTTTATACAATTCGCTGTCGTTTAGCATATTAGGCAGTTCCAGGAAGGCGAAATCTATCTCTAATTGCCTGAACCTGTCAATTGTTTCACCGAGAACTATCTGCTCAACACCCAAAGCGCGTGAAGACGTAGCACTGCGACGAGGCAATAACCTTTCATCGTCTTTGGGGAATGCAGCTAACAAGTGATTTAAAAAATGTTTGGAGCCTTTGGTGTTGTTGTAAAACTGAACCCCGGCATTGTACTTGTAACGCCTGTGGTTGGGTCTATAAAGGCAGGAATAATCAAACCTGGACCTGCGAAAACAGTCAAGTAACGTTGAACACCGCACAATCGTATCAATGTCCATAAACAATACTGGCTCATTTGCGGTTTCCAGGAATTCCTTGATTGCAAGATAGCGTTCACGCATCAACCAACCCTTGTACTGCTCTTGTGTCTTTTTGCTGAGGTCTTCATGCAGTGACAACATATCCCAATTGGGCAGGTATACACGAGGTAAACCTTGCTTTAATGCGTACCTAACAACTGAGTCTGCAGAAACCTGGGTAGGTTCATTCGCGTCGTAAAAGTAGTAAGTGTATACGCGAGTGTTTGGGAGATGCTGCAGGATTGAGGTAATGTGTGCTGTAAAAAACCTTAAATAGATCTGTACGTCCGAAAGTTGACGTTTATTGTCGTAGTCCCAAGTGTGCCTGTTCGTTAAGCAAAGATTGTTTACTATAACCATTGTATGTTTCCCCGTTTGTTTTGTTATTTAACTTTCACATTTAAACACTGAAAAAGTGAATAATAGGAACTTACCCACCAATTAGTACGCACCTTCAACATAGATTTATCTTTTAAATTCTTCATGAATTCTAGATATAAATAACAAGGCACAGAGTTCTTCCAGCCCTTCCAGCCAGTAAAAACATAAACTCTTGCATCACTATAGTACTCACTCACGCACATAAAAAGGTTATAAGTCCCAATGAAATCGTTAACCAATGCATTCTGTTCAGTCATAACCTTTGAGTATTTCCACATATCGTGCGTAACGGTTGCGCAATGAATTACATCTGTCAAATCATCAAGCAGTCCAGACTCAAAATACGCAGTCAAAAAATCCATCCTGGAAATATCCAAACATTCAAAGTCACTTTCCAGGCCATTACTGCACTGTGAAAACTTCTTCTTTTTGTCTGAGCCTTGACGTGCAAGTTTATTATCTACCCCGTATACAACATGACCCAGTTTATGAAGTTCAGTGTACAGGTAGTAACCCGTACGTCCGTCGGCACCAGTTATGAAGAATTTCCTTTTGTCGTTGTTGTTATCGGATTTCGTCATTAGTGCACACTGTCACTTTTTTGTCCAGGTGTTTGGTGTCGTTCTCTGTATGCATTAGCTTCTTTAGCCTTTTGAACGAAGGCAGAGAATGCTCCTCTGGCTTTCGCAGCACACGCTATTGCATACATGGCGTCAAACACTTTGCGCTGGTAGGGAGGCACGCGTCCATCTTCCTCCGTGAAATACATGTACCACGAAAACACGACACTGTAAAATGAAAACAAGAAGGCAAGTGAAATAACAGCAACGAGAAAAAACAACAGTATAACTTTCGCGTAAAAAGTGTTTGCACCGATGATTATAAACGTCGCTGACAATACAGAGGCCACGAATAGTAGCATTGCGTACTTCAGCATGATTCCTGCTATGTACTGCCTGTCTGTTTTTGTGGATGTTGTGTTGTTCATTTATTTCCTCCTGTTTTTAATCTTTACTCATATATTAAAGGTTTTAATTGCGTATTCCATATACGTTCGTAGCTGTATTTCCACTTATGAGAAACATCTGGAGCATAAACCCTTATCTGTTTTGCAACCTCTTCATAATCCACTAAATTCTTAGCTTCGCAGTAAGTGCTATAATCCGGCACACCAGGAGTAAAAGCATCAGAGAGGAAGAATACCGCATCTCCTTCGTCAACAAACTCCCCTGCTATAGGCAGTGCGGAATTGATGCAGACAAAGTTGCCTGAGATTTGAGCCTCTAGTAGTGTATTGGGGCAGACCTCAGCTTTTGAGCCAAACACGAACACGTTTGAGACGCTGAACAGGTCCTTGATGACTTGGCGAGGCATTGCCTCCTTATTAAATACCTCACTGGTAAAAATGTAATCTTTGCCGAACTTTAAGTTTAAACGCCTCTCGTACCAAGGCATTAATTGCTCTATTTTAAATTGCGCGTCAGGGTTTGAAGCATTGCTATTTGCGATGATGAGTGCTACCTTTGCGCCTTGACGCTTTAACTCGGCGAACGTTTCAACCACTTGTGTCAAACCTTTAGGTATTAAGCGCGTGCTGCACACCGGGAACGTTTGGATATAATCTTTATTTGGTACATCTAAAAGCTTGCATATTTTCCAGGAATAGGAGTGAAAGTCATTGAATGAGCGAAAGTCTTTTGGGTTGTAAACACAGGCCACTTTTTTAGTGTGGTAAGTTTTAGCTAAACCGTTGAGTTCTGTCTCATTCATGTACACCATATATGAATTGGGGTGGTCCAGATTGGAGTATAGCAATGTTTCAGGATATTCTGCATGAATGTTTGGCGTTTTCCATCGGGAATGGACCCAGTTTAAGTATTTCCTCTTGTCTGAAAGAGTTGACGTGATGTTCCTGTATGCTTGGTTTTGTGGTAGGAACATTCCACGGCGCTGGTAAAGTATGTCACCTGTCATGACGATGTCGTATTGTTGCAGTATGTCGTGATACAGGTTCTCGAAATGAGTGACTAGCGTGTTGAATATTTCTAGGTTGATGACACGGTGTTTGTCGTCAAACATCCCAGTAGTGCCTATAGGAGGTTGCTCTAAAACATTAAGCTGGTTTGGGAATATAGCAGGAGGGCAGTCTGCATTAACTAAAAAATCAAAGTCTTGGTCGAAGTATTTAAGCAGTTTTGCCCGTTCAAGCCAACCAACGTGTAGAGCGTACCCAGGTTGGAATGTAGAGAAGTGTTGTAATATTGCTATTTTTGGTTTAGTTTTCATTCAAATCCTCTACTGACATGTTTTCGCATTTTGTGCAGAGGTACGGGTTTGGTGGAAACTCTCTATCGTGTCCGTTGTCTGCAGGGCCTCCGCAATTAGGGCATGTAGAGAGGTCTCTTTTCAAGTCGGTATCATCCACTATTCCTCCACCCTCCGCTCTACGAAATAACTCCTCAATAAGCCCCTCATCTCTCTCATCAGCACCAATGCACTCTAACACCGCAGCTAAGGCAAACATCATCAGTTGTTGCTCTTCCATTTCTTTAAAGTTTTTCATGGTTACTGTTTTCCTTTATTGCTTTTCTTCAACCTTTCCCACTCCCAACACTTGCCGTAAATAACACCTTGCTCAACTGTTAACTGCTTGGTGAAGCTGTATGCTTGAATATAGTCATCAAATCTTGCAACCTCACAAACCTCTCCATCTCGTTTCACAGCAGCAATGTATTTAAACTCTTTGACGCCAAGCTCAGAGAGGATGTGATATTGAAGCAGTACGTGATGCCTGCACTTACTAGTTGATACAAAAGGTCCAGCGATAATTTGAACGTCGTTGTCTTGGTAAACTTCAATCCATTTGTCTTTGCCCGGCTCTTTTATTTCGAGTTCCAGGTGCCACTTTGTTTTGGGTTGTGAGTGAGCGCATCCAGAGAGCATTAAAGGTGAAGCACATATCACAATCACAATTAGATTTAGATACTTAAACATTCTTGTCCACTCCTTTTAATCTTTGATAAACAGGCACACAAACCCGGCTACCTGACAACACACCATCCCCACAAAAGACAGCAACTGCATCTCTGGGATAAGCAATAACGCTGGAACATAGAACGAGCTAACTCCAAAGCATATAAGCGCTCTAAGAATGTCTGGTTTCATGTTTGCACCTCTACTAAAGACGGTTTAATACACGATAACCAATGATTGAAAGCCAACCTTTTACCCTCCTCAACAGAGGGACACGGAAATGAAACACCATACCCTTCCCCCATGTAGTAAATCCATCTAAAGTGCCCATGACGGCACTCGACAGTGTAGAAAAGGCCGAATGGCGTAAAGGATCTAATGACATCACCGGGCTTTTTTATCTCTCCCTGCCACTCAAAAGGCTTTATTTTATATAAAGTATCTTCAGACATATTTGTACTCCTCACTTTTTTAAAGGCTTGCAGGAAACAAAAACTCCACCATTCCTCGCATCCCTGCTTCTTGTAATCTCGAAATTACGGTTTATAGCAGTGACGACATGTCCTCCAGGTATAAAGTATGAACCGTTGTGGTAAAGGCAGGTTGCAGCTAACAAAGCCTTCAACTCTCTGTTCTCCGCCTGTATTTGACTCAACATTGCAATGTTGGATTTGTTCATGCGTTGTTTTTTAGACATTGTTCTCTTCCTCCCTCCCTCTCTCTCTCTCTACGCTGTTTAACTCATTTCATTGTTGAGTGTATTTATGCCGTCCAAACTCAAACCCTGTCAAGAGGAAAAACCAAAAAAATAAACCAGACACCCAACCATCTCAAACAAAACAGGGGTAAATGCCTGTAATAATTAAGCACTCACCCCTGCAAGAAAAATACTTCAAACTGTATTTAAAACACTGTTTAAAGCTGTGACGTCGTCGAACTGCCGTCAAACATGGTTATCTGACCGCTGATTTTGAGTGTTACAGGTGCTGTAACAATACCGTCTGCAGGAATGCTGAAACCAAGATTGGTAACGTACGCCGCAAACCTGAAAATTGTCTGGTCTGTGTTCGGCATAACAATCTTATAGTAACGTACATCATCCTGCTCAAAATCATCATTCATCAGCATGTAACCGGCTTGAGTGAAGAACATGTCGATTGTAATCTCTCCACCGTCCCGGAATGCAGGCTTGAACTCTTTGTAACCTCCCGTAGAGTCCAAATCCGTGACGTCATGTGTGTCGCGGGACTTGTTAGGTCCATCAATGTTAGGTATTTCGGCAACTGCTGTGTACGTACCGTCTACAGTTGTAGAGCGGTATAGCTTAGTGCCGACACCCGATATTGCTGAAGTTGACATAGTGTGTGCTCCTTAAAGTACTTGAGGGAAATAAGAGTTAAGGTACAGTGTCTGCATCACTCGCTCCTTATAATCCTTAAATTGAATGAAAATAACGGTCTGCGTCTTTTGTCTCGTTTTATGAATGTAATGTCGCTAAGGACAAAAATTCCAATATACTTTGTGCTGTTAACTACTGTGTTTGAGTATCCGAGTATTGCATTGCGGACGTTCTTGGCTTTATTCCAGATTGTCGTATAGGCGGAAGGCAATCCTCTAACAATTACTTGAACTGTTGGGAGTTCGTGACTCAAGTGTTCAGGGTTGATGATTTCAAACCCTCCTGTGTCATAGATGCACGTACACAGGTTAGGAGTATCGGGAAGGTTTGCAACAAAGAGATTCGTCCCTAGAGTTCCCTCTGAACTGTCTACAATCATTGCTGCTATATCAAAACTGGGTGGGTTCATCGATTACCTCCTTAACATCTTCCTGAGTGTTGTGTACATTCTTCTATAAAAGGAAGGAGAGATTTCTTTCAACGGGCCTTCCATATACTTGGGTCCAGTTCCAGGAGTAGTCCAGTTCATGTTTGCAGGCATTTCGTGAACCTCCAGTGCGTAATCTACATACTTAGGCGGCGAACCAGTACCCATCATGTTTCCTGCTAAAAGTTCCCCAATGTTGTCAGCGGGAAGGTAAACCCGGATTGTAGAACGTAAATTCCCTTTGTCCAGGGGAGTAACTTCAATCACACGCGCCTTCAACTGTTCCATTGTTTGTTTTATGGGTTCTCGCGGCGATTGCTTGATGCGTGTTTGCAGAACGTTTAAGTTCTTGATCACCTTGCCTGAACCGTATACGCCTGAGCCTTTTAGAGCCATGATTAAACTCTCGCTATCCTTAAATATTCCGTGTTGGCCAAATCAGGCACTTTACGAAATGCAACTATTTCACGCGCATCTCTGACACTGTAGGGAGAGTCGGCTGCACTGGTGCCTAAATACATAAAGCCTCTAACGTCCACATCCTGACCTAAATATATCTTACCTTGACTAGTCACTTCATCACCGTTGTAATCGATGATGACTTCCTCAATGTTCTCCCACCTGCATGAAACAGTCACAGGGGCGTCAAAAGATGCGTCACCGTATTCATTAGCTGAAGAGAATGCCCAGTATGTTGCAGTTTGGTTTAGTGCAAAGTCCATAATTCACCTACTCGCCAGTGTCTGGAGTGACGTTGATGTGCGTTGCCTCCGCTCGTTTCTTGCCGACAGAGTTCATTAAACCTGTATAATCTAACTCAAGGACGCGCTGTCCGTAAAAAGTGGAGTGAAGTCCGGGTAAACCTTTGCCGGAACCGCTTGGTGTTTCATACCATTCTTCAGCGTCACCTATACGGTGCCTGCGTAACGCGCCGCCAGACTTGGGATCACGGCATGTAACCAAATGAGCAGTATACCAACGCTCTATTTCCTTCAGGTAAGCGTCAGACATGCCGGAACTACCTAAAACCTGAGTGATTAGCAGGTTTGCTGCTGTAATAAACGGTGTCGTCGTGATATCTGTATCTATTATTTCTTTAACCTCTGCATCGGATACTCTAGCCATGGTTGTTTATTCCTCCATTGGAACAAGAACACCTTTCTGAAGTGTCCAGACCTTGGTCTCATCTTTGTTGACGAACGTCCGTTCCTCGTCATTTTTGCCCGTTACTTCAACGAGCGTTTTAGACAGGACGCCATCCTTGGTTTTATAAGGAAGACGTTTCTTAGGCTCTGGTTTCCTTGGTGCCGCTTTTGTCTTTTTTACTTCAGGCTTTGGTTCCTGTTCTGATTCCTTTGCAGCCTCTTTCAGTTTTCCCAGTTCCTTCAGTTTAGCCTTTTCCTTCTCCAACCATTCATTGTGTTCAACAGTGCCTCGCAATAAAGGAGTATTTGGAGCGGTGAGAGGTTCGACGTGCTCAACTTCTGGAACAGGTCGCTTGAAGGTAGCGCTGCGATGCTTGTAGCTGTCCTCCAAAACACGAACTGAACCCTTGTTACATTTAAGCTCGTGCTCGTCCAAGAAAACTGTGTCACCTTTTGTGTAGGTGATGACTCCCTCTTTTGTGCGTTTAGAGTATACGCCGTGAGTAATTTCTACTTTGGTTAACATTGTCTGTATTTCC